TCCATTTAGAAAAAGATATGTTCATGCCCTTACTGGGCTTTTTTTTACCTTTTTAAGTTCATCCTCCGTCATCGGACTGTCGGCCTGTAACACGTCTCCGCTGTCTTTTATGACATAAAACAGAACCGCATTGTTAAAATCTATCGGTTTTTTAGTAGAATGAGGATATACGACAAAACTTAAACATTCCGGCGTTTCCCCGTAAAGGTCGCCGATCTGGAAACTCCATGTTTCATCCTGTGCGTCCGTCCATGGCGCCACAAGATGGCTGTTTTTAAGCGTTTCAAAGGCTTTTTCTTTCGTCATTATTTCCATATATAGTATATCGGCAGAATCCATGTGGTCAACCTTCCCCCTTCTGTCATAGGTAGTGACTACTTTTGTAAAATCTATTTTCGGATTGAGGAAAGCGTCATCTATCCTGAAAAAATGTAATTCCTGCTTGCCGTCTTTTTTATTTACCCGTACCCTGTCCAGATAACTTTCGACTGTGGGGCCCGAAATGTTCTTTTGAGGATCAATAAAACGGATGCCGTTATTCATCCTTTCCGNNATATAAATATGGCCGTATTCGCCGCTGTCATCAGAAAATTTTTGAAAAACGGCGAACCGCGCCCCGTCCCCGAACCTCATAAGCCTTGAAACAAGCTGCTCCCTGCCTTCCGGCGCCCTTTCCATTTTACGGCTGATAAAACATTCAAAACCGTTTTTAACCGGATCGGCTGACCTGTTTAGCGGGGCCGGCATTGCCGTTACCCTGTATCCGCGCCTTTGAAGCTCATACGCGACTATGCTCCTCTGGCAATTATTATTATAACCGGGATTTTGAGGATCAAAGTATATATTCGCGTCACGTTTTGCGGAGATCCATCCTGCCGGCTTTTCCTGTTCTATGCCTAACTGCGTTTCGATTAGCGGCGTTCTCAATCCATGCTCTGGCGGATCTTCCGTTTCGGCTGTGTCGCTTCCAGACGGGGCTTCATCAGAGGCGCCGGCAATGTACCCCTCCATTTCGTCAATTTCCCGGTCCACCTCATCGATTAACATCATCCCAGNNGGGTGTTCCTGCGCCCAGTCTGCCGGCCGCGGCTTCCATGTTTTCCCGCCGTCATCGATCGTCCCATCGGCAGATCATCCCTTCCAGATCCGTATGGGAATCGCGCACCCTCTCATCCGCAGATGTTGACCATTCGTACATTTCAAGGCCTACCGCCTGCATACGCGCCTGGGTGATTTGTCCGTTAAGCTTTCCTATCTGATCTCTGGCGATAAGATTCACCTTGGCAGCTTCTATTTTTTTATTTATTTTGTGAATTGCCTTTGCAAGCTGCCCCGGAGACAATCCGTTAATGACCGCCTTTTCCGCGGCGCGGTTAACCTGTTTTATATAATCCCTGCTGACATCCCGGATGAGCTCGTAATTTTCTTCCTGCCAGGCTTCTTTCATTCCAGGCCACCAGCTCTCATATACCGGGAACTCCACGCCCAGTTCCGCTTTTGCCGCTTTATTCCATTGCTCGCTGTTGAAGTTGGCCAATGAATTAGCGATATTCCCCAGCCCCATAAAAACTATCGGCGGAGCATCCCGCGTGCCGCTTTCAGTAATCGGCGGTAAATACGTTGTATACCAGCCGTAAAGAGATCGCACCATGCGGCGATAAGAACCGCCCGGCGTTTCATCTTGCCGCATAAGGGAATCGGAATCGCCGTGGAGAATAGCCTCTGAATTATTTTTAAGGTATTGATGAACGTAATCCTGCATGGGTTTAATCCATGCGCGTAATGCCTTTGCATAACGGCGTTCAGTTGCCCAGGGATATAACCAGCGTGTTGGTTTCCGGGGCTTCCCTCTGGCAGCCCTTCCCATTCTTTTACGCCTGGCAAACAGGGCAGCTTTAAGCCCTATGCGGCCGGAAGCAGATATCACTTTTTTCTACCTTCCACAACAATGCTTATATTTTTTACCGCTTCCGCATTGGCAGTATTCATTGCGCCCCTGTCTTATATCCGAACGTGTTACGGGTACAGGGATAATTTTTCCTCTGTCATATAACCAGCGATCTTCACGTTTCCTGAAAATAGCGATTTCATGATGAATGTTTTTAAGCCGCCCCTGTTCGTACACGGCTTTGAATTCTACCTGCCCAGTAACATCGCCTATGCCAACGCCGGAAGACAGTATCTCAAGCCCCAACCATTTTGATTTCTCGCTCCATTTCTTTATGCTGTCGCGGTCAATGCTGTCTTTATCCCCAAGGCAGGTGTCAACAATGTAATCTATTTCGTGCAACACATAGGCGGTGTAACGGCTTCGCATAAGGGCTTCCAGAGTAGGCGCATTTTCTTTGCCCTTGATATACGGCTTACAGCAATTTGCGTATAATTTACCGGAACCGCACGGACATCTTTCAAACATTTATTCGTCCTCTGCCAATTTCTTTTTTAGTTCTTCCAATTCTTCCTGTTCCTCTTCGGACAGCTCCTCTTTTTCCTCAAGTTCCGCTATACGATCCTCGATTGACGGTTCATCATCGGAAGCCTCTGGTTCACCTTCCGGATTTTCTTCCGTTCCTTCCTGGCCTTCCTCTGGAAGCTCCTGCACTTCCGGCAAAGTTTTAACAGGCGGCAATTTATCTTCCTCCGGCACTGGTATCTTATCCAGCGTATCGCCGAATTGAAGATAACGCGCCTCATAAGGCTCCATAATTCCGGCATTGATATATGCCTGGTATGTGCTGGCTTTTACCTGTTCCTTGTCAGCTTCCAGTTTGTCTACTTCCGCTTGCTCTTTGGGGGAGAGCTGCTGTAATGGTTTCCAGATGACATAAGGCTCAGGCAGTTTTTTCCATTCTGAAATTATCCGAACTAGGCGCAATAAAATGGGGGCGGCTTCCTTGCTTTGTTTGGACCGAACCTTGTCATAATAATTCCGCATATCCGATTCCCCGGTTGCGTTCATTCCTGCCGGTGAAACACCAAACAGGCGCGTTATGGGAATTTGCGTACACGATGAAACCAGCATGAAAATAACGTGCAGCACTTCCGGAACGCCGGCAAAGCTCGCGTTCTCCCTGATAAAATCATCATCCTTATCAAAATACATTGAATGAAAAACGCTTCTGGTCAAATCCATTACTTCAACACGTTTTTTAATTAAGGCAACGCCGTCAGGCTGGCTAAGGATATCCGCCAGATCTCCAAGTTTATATTTGCCTATGCTGAATTCATGCAGAAGATGGCTAACGCTTCCGATTGAACTTCCAACAATCCGCAAGTTATCGTCTACATTTTGCAAAACGCTAACGCCCCAGTACCGCTGTTCCCTGTTATAGCGTGTGGCGCCGAAAGGTATCGGATCGCCGTGTATTTCAATCACCCTGGAATAATGCACGTCCTTTGATTCTTCACTGCCTGCGCTGCTGATAAATTTTATTGAGTAAAATTCAGGCAATCCATACCGCAGCAATGTGGGATCAATCTGAAATTTGATTTTTGAAAACTCAATATCTGACCTGTCAATAACTTTCAGATATTCAATATTTTTTATATTGGTTGGTTTTAACGGCTGGCTTAAATCCTTGCCATCGAGCGCCCCAATGAGGATTGCCGCGCCGCCGTACAGACGCGCCCAATAAAAGGCCTCAGTAATTTTTGAAATAGCATCGATGTTTTCAAGAACCGCATTGTATTCATCGGCCAGTTCTTCAGATTCTATCTCATCATTATCTGGAAATTGATATTCCCAACCTTCCCGGAACATATCATCGGGTATTGCCTTGATAATGTTTGTGCCAAGGCCGTCATCAATAAAGATATCCTCAAGTTCCTCATCGGACATTATTATTGACATTCTATTTCTGGTTTGCTTGTGCTTATCTGCCGTTGTGCCTAAACCAGAAACAAGGTTTTGCCAACCGTCAGCTTTCATTTGACGTAATACCTTAACCGCCCTTACTCTTGCTGAAATTGAATCTGCTGGAAGAACATCCGTTCTCATAGTTTTTCTCCCTTCTTATAACTATCAGACTTAAAATAATCGTCTGCTAAAATTTCATACTCTTTAACGTCATATAATTTATTGTCAATTAACCTCGTATCCTGTTTTCTGATTCCGACTATTCTGCCATTGTAGCGTTTTACCAGTTTGTCATACGTTTTTTCTATCGGATTACCGATAACAACTACAAAATTGATTTTATTGAAATTGTATTTTTCAAAAATATCTTTTATAGCGGTCATAACATCGTTACCGAATATATAACCATTGGGAGCATCTTTACTTTTCTCACCGCCAAAACGAATAATAAATAACCCTTGAACGGAGTTATTTATCCTGCTGATACTGTACTTGACCATACCTAAAATGATTTGCCCTTGCTTAGTGTCATTACATACTGACACAAAATGATTGGATTCCCATGTGTTTTCAGGTAACTTAAACGTTTCCCGGTAAACTGATAAATCCGAGTATTTATAAAACGGATCAAAATCGATATCAAGAAATAATTGTCTCAACTTTTCTTCATGTTTTTTTGCATGATCTAACATGGCATATTCCCCTACCATTCATATTTTGCCCTAGCTGTTGATCCACTTTTTGTAAACGCTTCCCGCAATAATGAAGCCGCACTGTCCGGAGCATCGTCAGGAGATGACCCTTCCTTGTAGTCCGTTACTTGAAGCATATACTCATCATCAGATTCCGGTGCCCATTCGATATAATTCCAGAACTTATACAAGTTCGTACTAATTTTGAGATGTTTGTTCTGGGACTCACTATAAGGTTTAACGCGCAAACCCATAGCCGTCAAGTCCTTTGCGCTCATTCCTTTATCGGCATTGGCTTCCACATACAAAGTTTTTACCCGGTATTGGTTACAATAACTTTTAATCTGGTTGTACCAGTCCTTGACGTGCCCTGCGTAAGCAAACCCTATGGCCTGGTAAACCGTACTTTCCCCGCTGCCCCTCAGGGGAACGATAATAGTCATGGCGTTATAGTGGCTGCCATCGAAGGCGGTATCCAAATGCGCTATAGCTTCCCTTTTTGAAAAATCCCAGCCTTTTGAATAAATAGGATCAGAAAACAGCAAAGATTCGTCTTTTCCAATTTCCAATTCGTAATTTATGGCGTATAGGAATGGGGTAGTTGTTTCTTTTTTTCTTGTAGCCTCTTCCTTGCTTAAAATCCTGTAAGTTTTACCGCCGATCTTGAACACGTTGAATCTGCTTTGGGCATATTTCGCAACATCGCAAAAAGCGTTAATCTCCCCCCATGCGTCCTCACGATGCCAGGGCGTTCCGATCCATGTGCTGCCCTTGCCGGGATCAATAATGTTTGTCGCTATTTCATGCACCATTTCTTTGGTACGTTCTCTCTCCGCGCGGCTTAATTTATCCTTGACGGTGATGATGTCATCGGTAAGCACTTTGTCAAAGTGGGCGCCTGTTAACGCGCCGTCAATTCCCAAAGGGGTGATGTTCCCTTCCGGAGTAAGCGTCTTTTTGAAATTCCAATGATAGCGGCCGTCTCTCTGCCGTATAATTTTCGGGTATGCCCCATGCGCGTACCGGAATAATTCTTTTATCTCCGGCAGATCCATGGCCGTAGCAATGGTATTCGTGTACTCCTTCGCTGCGCTGGCGTTCTTGCGGATTATGCCAATACGGTCATCTGGATGAAACAGCATCCAGCGGATACAGCCTATAAGCAATACGGACGTGCTTTTATAACTGCCCCGGAACGCCTGTAGCGCCCTGGGGTCGTCACTGTCCCAGCAGTATTTGATCCATTCGCTGTGTATCGGGTTTAATTTATCGCGGCCTATCAGCCAACCCAGTTTATGGGGTTCGTCAGCAACGATATGTAAAAAAGCGTCTGAACAAAGCTGCTGTTTCCAGGCCTCATCCTTCATTCTTCCCCTTTTTAAACGTGCCTTTTTTCGTGACTACTTTCGGCTGTATTTTTGTCGATTTCTTTTTAGCCTCTCCAAAAATTCTGTCCAGCCGTTCTTTTGCGTTGTCGGGAATACTGTTGGCGAATTTGACCTTATTGTTGTTATTGACGGTTTCCCTCCAGCCGCAATGAGCCTTCATGTAGAAAATCATCATAGCCGGGTTTGCCTTGCCCAATTCAACGGCTTCCTCCTCTTTTTCCTTATCCTTTGCATTTTGGGT